ATGTTGTATGATCTATTGATGGATACAATAGAAGAAGGAATGGAGAAAGAGCATAGTGAAAGAGAAAGACTCTTAGACTATTTCGAGGGATTAAACTTAGAGAATGATATTAAACAATTCTTTGATAGTGAATCCTTATCACAAATTCCACCAATGTACATTAATCTTGTAAGAAACATCATTAGTCGTAGAGCATTAGTATATCAACAAGCACCAGTAAGATTTAATGAGAAATACACAGATGTCATAGGCGATTTTGATAGTGTAATGAAACAATTTGAACAGCTTACTTATCTATTAGGTACAGAAGCTTTATATACTCATTGGGATGATAATGCAAAGAAACTAAAGTATAGACCGATCCATTTTTTTACACCATTCTTTAAACCAAATGAAGATGAACCTTTTGCTATTATGTATCAAGCAGAATCACAATTACAAGCAAGAACAGAAGATGCTCAATATATGTTCTGGAGTAAAGACACCGATGATATGGAAGGGAAACACTTTATGATAAGCAGTAGAGGTAAGATTACTTCTATTGTTCCTGATGATAGAAACCCTTATGGAGATGTCTTACCATTTAACATAGCACATAGACACCCATTCACAAGAGATTTCTTTAGAGAAGGGGCATCAGACTTAGTAGATGGTATGAGAAGTATCAACATTATGCTAACTGAACTTGCTTTACATGGAAGATTCCAATTAGGACAACCAGTCTTTACAGGATTAGATACTGAACAACGAATCCAAATGGGACAAGATAAAGCTTTAGTATTGCCAGAAGGTGCGAACTTTAATTATGCAACACCGAATGCAAATGTTCAAGCAATGATTGAATCCACCAAGTATATGGTAGATAGTATTGCACAATCCAACAATGTACGAATCAACTGGACTGATAAGTCGCAGGAAAGTGGATTAAGTAAGAAGATGGGACAAATGGATTTACAAGATGCTCTAAGATCAGATACCGAACAAATCTATAGACCATTCGAGAAAGAACAATTTAGAATTGCTAAAAGAATATGTGAAGTATCAGGTGGTATTAATCTTGGGGATCAATTTAGTATAGACTTTGCTGAAAGAGAAGTGCCTATGAGTACCGATGAAGAAATCAAATACTATTCTTGGGCATTCCAAAATGATTTAGAAACAAGACAATCTTATCTAAGAAAGAAGAATCCTGACTTCAAGGAAGAAGAAATACAACAGATTGTGGAACAAATAGATGCTGAACAACCACAAGAAGCAGACGAAACACAATCTATCATTGATAGAATAGGTGAACAAGTTGGCTAATTTAGATTTCTACAATAAAGAAATAGAGAATATCCAACAACAGTTAATTGACAAATTGGATAACCTAGTAGTAGGGTTAGGTAGAGTAACCGATACTGAACTGATGCAGATTGCTAAGCAGATAGACTTCTTTACAGAAATGGAAACATTAGGGTTTACTAAGCTAATGAATAGAGTAGGTAAAACCTTTGATGATGAGATAGCAAGAGTATTTGCAGAACTATCTAAACGAGAGTTAGGGCAAGTATCTGCAGCAAGTATCGATGCTTTAAGAGAACTAAAGAACTTTGAAATGACTTATTTGACAAATGGAGTAAGGCAATATTCAGATCAACTAAAGACTGCGATGCTAAGAGGGATTATAACTGGTGAAAGTAATATTCAGATAATGAATAACATTAATAGCACCTTTGGTGTAGGAACTTATATTAGTTCAAGTGAAACTTCTTTCTTGATTAATGATGCTTTCTCACGATTTAGTAATACTTCAAGAGCAAAGGCATTTGAGGAGTTTCCTGAAATAAAGTTTCAATACATTGGACCAAGCGATGGCAAGACAAGAGATGTATGCCAACGAGCATTACAAGAGCCACCACTAACAAGAGAAGAAATCAATTCTTTGGGATATATAGATTTTGGTAATAGAGGTGGATACAACTGCAGACATGATTGGGTAAGAGTATGAGATTAGACCAAGTAGTAAAACCTAATTCTAAAGTGATGACTAAGTTAGCACAAGATGCTATTGATAAAATTACTTTAGATGCAAGTAAAGGGAAGTTTCAGAATGGAAGAAGTGGATATTCTTACAAGAATGATACTTATAGAAAGTATAAAGCAAATAGTATGCAAGGGAAGAATGGTAAACTAAAAGCATTTAGAAACCAATCAACCGACACACAAACTGCTTTTGTTAATATGAAACTAACTGGTAGAACCCTAAGAGGTATGAGAGGATCAGGAAAGACTGATACTGCAATTATTACTTATGATAGAGGGGAAATAGTATTAGGAAATCAGAAAAGAGGATATGACATCTATGATTTGTCTAACAAGAACAAAGAATTTATAGCCGATAGATTCGGCAAAGAACTTTTGGATAGAAACATTAAAAAGTATGTATCCAAAACAACGATAATAAAATAGGAGGGCAGTATGTCCGAAGAAACTAAAATAGTAGAAGAACAAGCAGTAGCAGAAACTCCTACACAGGAAATAAATAATGAAGAAGTCGGTGGCTTAATTGCAGAAAGCAAGAAGTACCGAACAAGGGCTCAAGCAGCAGAAGCTGAGTTAAATGAACTCAAAGAAAACCTCAAACTTCAAGAAACAAAACAACTTGAAGAAAAAGAGGAGTTTAAATCTTTGTATGAGAAAATGAAGGAAGAAAACTCACAGTTAAAACCTGTAGTAGAACAATTTCAGATTCAAGAAAAACAAAGACGAGAACACCTGCTGTCCCAACTTTCAGATGATGATCAAGAAATCTATGCAGACCTGCCAACAATTAAGTTGGAAAAGCACATTGAAAGATTGGGTACGAAAAAAGTGCAAATATCTGATGCCAAAGAGGTTACTTCAAGTGGTAAGTTTGCTGAAAATGCAAGATGGTCTGATTTGTCCGAAAAAGACAGAACAGAAGCCAGGAAGAATCCTAAACTTTGGAAACAGATAGTAGAAGGCTATAGAAACTAACAACTAACTATCTTTAAGGAGATATAAACATGGCAAATGTAACAACAACAACAGCTGCTAATTTTATTCCTGAAATGTGGAGAGATGCTATCCTTGACTATGCAGAAAGAAAATTCATTCTTCGTAATCAAGTATCTGACTTCTCATCTATGGTTTCAGGTGGTGGCGACATACTAAATATCCCTAAAGTTGCTGAAGAAACAGCTGCATCTAAAAGTGCAGATACTGCAGTAACTTATTCTGCTAACACAGATGGGGTAATTCAATTATCAATGGATCAACATCACTACGAAGCGAAAAGAATCGAGGACATCGTAAGAGTTCAAGAATCTGCTGACCTATTCAATGCTTATGCAAAGTCAATGGGTTATGCTTTAGCTAAAAAAGTAGAAAACTATCTTGCAGTAGATGTACTACAATCTGCTACAGGTAATGATGTTACTTTAGCTGCTGATAACACTTTCACTACTGCTTTAATCAGAGAAGGTTTACAAAAAATGCTTGATGCAGGATTTGACTACACAGATGGCGAATCATTCTTATATGGTTCACCTGCTGCTTATATGTCATTACTTTCTTTAGGGGACTTCACAGAAGCACAAAAAAGAGGTGATGATGCAAATCCATTAGTATCAGGTAATGTAATCCAGGCTTATGGTTTAAGCTGTTATCCTTCAGTAGACTGGGATGACGATGGTGGTACTGGTGATGAAACAGCAACTATCTTTAACAGAAATTCTGTGTATTTTGCACAGCAATTAGCACCAAGAGTTCAGTCAGCATATGACATTGACCACTTGGCAACTTCTGTTGTAGCTGATGTACTATTTGGTGCAGCATTATCACATGCAGCATCTTCAACATCATTAGGTGTTGTAAACTTCGTAAATCCATAATTGGGTTAACGAAAATCGGTTAAATATGGGGCTAATTTCGGTTAGCCCTATATTACCATTAAATATTAATTTGAAGGAGATTTAGATGCCATTATACGATTATAAATGCACTTGTGGGAAACAATTTGAAACACTACAAAGCATGAATGATGAAAAACTTGTAAAATGCAACCAAAGTATCCAAGAATGTGATGGAAATGGAACTTTGACAAGACTTATAGGCAAACCTGCCATATTTTCTGATGACATCGGTAGAGGTCATAAACGAATGAAAGACAAAGATTTATATAAGGAATTAGACATTGAGTAGTAATACCAATATAGGAAATACTCCTGTAAATCAGGGTTATGTTCAATTAGTCCACATGGGAGAAACTGGAGGGATCGATGGTACACTTCGTACTTTATACGATGGCGATGGGACTGCATCAGATCTACAGATTGCAAGTAACAAAGTTAAAATATCTACTGAATTATACATTGGTAGTAAAACTATTGCTGAATATGTACAAGATGTGGTCGGTGATATGTTTGATACCAATGGTAGTCATACAAACATTACTGCTACCTATGATGATGCAGGTGATGGGGCTATTGATTTAAATGCTTCAGGAGATGTAACTCTTAGCAACACAGTAACCTTATCAAACAAAACTTTAGCAGCCCCAATCTTAACTGGTACAACACAAGGGGCAAGTATCACTTTATCAGGAGATTTAACAGTAAATGGAACAACCACTACTGTAAACCAAACAAATTTAGATGTATCAGATAATATTATAGGATTAAATCGTGGAGCAAGTTCTAATGCTAACGATTCAGGATTAATTATAGAACGAGGTAGCACAGGAAATAATGTATTTATTGGTTGGGACGAAAGTTTAGATAGGATACGATTTGCTACAACTACAGCCGATGCATCTTCGACTGGAAATTTAAGTTTAACTAATGCAAATATTCATGCAGGTAGATTGTATGCAGATGTAACTGGAGATGTAACTGGTAATGCAGATACTTCAACAAAAATAGCATCAATTACCAATAGCGATATTGTACAACTAACAGATACACAGACTCTTACTAATAAAACTTTAGCAAGTCCTACTTTTACTGGGGATATAGATTTTAGTGATGCTAATACACCACAATTAAATATAACAGATACTACAAACACCATTACTACAAGAGTAGCATCAAGCAATACCATTGGAAGTGTAGGAACAGTAACAGCACACAATCTTAATATTGTAAGAAATAATGTAGGGCATTTTCAACTTTATGCTAATTACACAATGCACAATCAAAGTGGCAATGATATTGATTTTAGAGCAAAAGATAGTAGTGGTAATATAGTATTCAAAGTAGATGCTGGAACATCAAAAACAGAAATTGGAACATTGAGTGTTACTGGAAATGCTACTGTTACTGGAGATATTACAGGTGATGTAACTGGCGACTTAACAGGAAATGCAGATACTGCAACTGCCTTAGCAACTGCGAGAAGTATTACAATGTCAGGAGAAGTTTCTTCAGGGGCTGTAAATTTTGATGGAACAGCAGGTGTTGTTATACCAAATACTACAATAGGTTCAGGTGTTATCGAAGATG